ATGAGGGAGGGGGTGGGTTGTTTTTGGCCCCCCTCCCCCCGGTGTCTGGAACCTGGTTTCAGGTCCCTCAAGCCCTCTCGGAAGCATATCTCCGGTACTAAGCCAGCTTTTCCGCCTGTTTTTCATCCACTTTGATGAATGTTCCGCTCAAATTGAGGTCACAGATCTCATCAATCACGCTTTCCACGATGTCTGCGTACTCTTGATCGCTCACATCATCGTCTTCATGCACTCTGCGGGCCAGATAGCCGCAGCAAGTGGGCCTGTTTTGCTGTCTTGCAAGCTCCATATCACGCGAATACCATTCATCGAAGTGCTTGAATGGATTGTATTCGTTGTCAGTTGTAGTCAACCAAACGTTTGCCATTCAAATCACCTCATTTCCATGGCAATGTCTTGCACAGAACCAACTGAAATGTCCAGTTTCTTTGCAATTTCGCCGTAATCATAGTTATTCTTGATCAGCTGCTTGATTAAGCTCTTTCTGGCCGCGCTGATGCCTGTCTTTTCTCTGGGCATGGCCAGCTGCTTGATGTGCTTGTCATCGCTATTCTCAAGCAAACGCTTGAGGAAGCTGTCGCTGACTGCGCCTGCCTGAATGGCTTTCCATTCGCTCTCTGTAAAGGTGACGCGGTGCTTGAGCGCGCCTGTTTGTTCCCGCATGCGGTTCAGCGTACGACCTTTCAGCTTCTTCAGGTCCCCTTTATTGCTCTTCAGGTCCGGATCGTTGGCGATGTCCTGTTTTACCTTCACGTTTGCAAATATCAATGCCTGCCGTTCCAAAGGTTTATTGCGAAGCGCGTCACGCAGCTTGGCTGTCAGGCTTTGCACTTCAGCCGCATAGATCTGCCTGGCTTCGGGGTCACGCTTAAGCAGGGGCGTTGCTACCAACTCTTTCCTGGCTTCCATGGCCATGGCCTTCATCTTGTTAGCGTAATCAGCATACACATGCTCAACAGGCTTGCTATACTTGGATATCAATTCCCGGGCATCCTTGGTGTCTGCCATCTGGGTAGAGGTGACGGTCTTGTACAGACCTTTCTGATTGGCATAGTCCCTGGCAAAGCTGTAAATATCATTGTCGCTCTTCAGGAACTCCCGCTTATCAAAGGCCTGGCCGGCTGCTTCGCCGAATCGCTTGCTGATGGCGTTGCGCAGCTCCACTTCACCTTTCCAGGTCAGCTTGCCGGTATTTTCAAATATCTTTTCGCCGGTCTGCTTATCGTAGCCCTTGAAACGCTGCTGATCCATATAAGTAGTAGCGCCTGCTCGGGATATCAACGAACTGGCACCGCCGAAACCATCGTCATCCAGGTGTGCCTGATACTTTTTCTTCAGCTCCAGAATATCATTTTCTTTTTCGCTGCGTTTCCAGTCCAGACCATGCTTTTCGGCGTCAATAACTACCATGGAGTGCTTCACGGCTTTCACCAGATCCACGTCAGGCGCGCCGGCAATGGTCATGTCCGTGATCAAATTACTGACAACGCCCATTTGAATCTGCTTCTGATGAGGCGTCATCTTCTTCATGCCAGGATATCCACGGTATTCTTCTTTGGGGTCGAAGTTTTTCAGGCCGTCCAACTGTTCCTTGAACTTTACATCATGATTATTGTTCGGGATCACGATGACCGTATCGCCATCAAAGTCCGCGCCGCTCAGATGCTCTGCCACGTGGCTGTTGATGCCGATAGCATCGATTGCTCCGCCCAAAATATCTTTTGCCACTTTGTGATTGTTATTGACCGTCAAGGACGGGATCTCAAATGTGCCGGCATGCGGATGGCGAATCAGAACAACCTGCGTACCGTTCGGCAGCGTAGGACAATAACACTCATTGTCTTTCAGCTCTTTGACCGGCAGGATCACCTTACTTACCTGGCCAGGAAATCCATAAGCTTTCAAATCCACAGCATCGGAATCGCACTGGTCCGCAAAGCCTTCCAAAAGCTTCCGCTTGACGGTAGGATTCGTCAGATTCTGAATATCATTCAGCTGTTCGCGCTTGAGCTGATATGTTAAATCAAGCTGCCGTTTAGCCAAAGCCCAGGGCTGCTTGGAAAGCATCTGGCTGGAGATGTTATGGCTCCATTTGTTCCAGTCGCCTTCCTCATTTACAATGTTGATGCAGCTCAGCTGCTCTTTGCCATCTTTGTCAATATAATGGCGCTGCCGGCGAAGCATGCCCTCGCTTTGGTTGGATAGACCTAATTGATCTTCCGTTTTAATGGCTGCACCAAACGGATTGGTAATATCAATGTCTCCGGATTTTGTGGTTTTCAGTGGCTTTAATACCCCATTTTTACCTTCCATCATAGGCGTGCCGACATGTTTGTTCGTGTTGAACACAATGTCGTAGCCTTCCGGAATATTGTCAGAATATAAAGCCATACCTTTCAGATAATGTGTTCCCCCAACAGCGATACGGGTCTGCGCATAGTGAGCTTTTCCAAGGGAAATATCTTCCACGCCTCGCCTCAGCTCAATCACGCCATCTTTCTCGGTTCCGCCATCTTCGGCGTAACGAATAAAAACCCGCTTAGGGTCCACACTGCGGGGCATCTCAAACTGCCGGTAGGTTTCGCCGCCGTCTTCGCTGTAAATGCCGGCAGGCTTGATTTCATTCAGATGCTGATACACATCCCGGTCTGAAATATCATCTTTGGTCAGCACCTTAATGGACGTTTTCTGGTTGTCCGCTTTACCGTACTGTTCCACCTGAATATAAGGATGCACCTTGTAGCCTTCCTTTTCCAGACTGGTCAGCACATTTTTGAGCCGCGTCTCCGTAACACCCAAATATAATTCCACGCCTTTGCCCACGTCCAGATATGGGTTTCGTTCCAGCTCCTGCTTCAACGCGTCGGCCGTGGCTTTAAATATCTTGTCCTGCCTGCCGCTTCCTTCTTTCAGCAGGTTACGGACGGTGCTTTCCTTCTTTTCGTCCTTGAACATCCGCTTAGCAATGGCAGTATTGCTCATGCCTTTGGCTTTCAGCTTTCGGGCCAGGGCCACTTCATAAGCATGAATCTCTTCTTTGTTCTGGCTCAGCCGAGAACGAAGATCGCTGGTGTTGCCCAATTGCAAATGCTTGGCAATGGTTGCTTCATCCATGCCTTTGGCTTTCAGGCTGGCCACCGTCGTGCGGAAATTCTTCTGCCGCTGATAGGCAGTTTCGCCGCTGCCCAGAGGATAGCGTCCGCTTCCTACGCCAGGAGCGCCTTCCAGTACGCTTTTGCCGTAGTGCAGAATATCATTCTCCTGCGGTTGTTCATAGTAACGTTGTTCCATCTCGGTGTTCATGATGCTTTCTCCTCCATGAAAATATCAGTCAGCCGATGAGCAGCTGCCGGGGTGCAGTATTCCATGAGAACTTATGTTCCCCTTTCGCTGCAAAAAAATAGGTTCAGAATTGAGTTCAATTGTCGAAACCGGCGATCCAAATATCAATCTGAGCCATTAAAATTTTCTCAGTCTTCCAACTTGAGGCTTTCGATCTGCTTGTCAAACAGAATGATAGTATCCATCACTTTCTGAATATCATCAGGCGAAGGCTCGGCAATACGCACTTCATTGTTCTGGTAAATGCGCAGCTCAATGCCTGTCAGTTCTTCCGGCTTGTACCGATACTCCAGACAAAACAGGGCCGCATAGATTTCCAGCTGGTGGAAGGACGTGTCTGTTTCGCCGGTCTTCAAATCGTGAATGCGCAGAAAGCCGTCTTTGAAGGAAATGGCGTCCGCTGTGCCAAAGCAGTTGTTGGAGTAATATAAAACCACTTCAGGCTTCATATGGTATAGCAGCGCATCGTTCACATACATGTCCAGGGTCCGCTTGGTCTTGGGCATTTTCACGCCAAGGCGGATATGGCTGCAGGCCAGGTCATGCAGATCGGTCCCGCGCTGCACCGCCTGATGTCGCAAATATCTATCGGTCAGTTTGTCCAGATCGTAGTTCAGCCAGTGATAGCTGCTGGCGCTAAGGAAGGCATGCTGTCCCTGCAGGTTGGAGTGCGCGTTGAACTTCATCCAGAACCTCTCTTTCGTTTTCCGGAAATATAAATGCGGCGTAGCTCATTCCATTCAGGTATTCCACATAGTAATCCTGATTGGGCTGATGGCCTGCTACTTTGTCCTGCTTTACTTCCAGCGCTGCCCAGCGATCCCCGTAAAATATGGTCAGGTCCGGAAAGCCCTGAATATAATTGGGATCGTTCTTCAGAACCACACAGCCTGGAAACATAGCCTTTAATTTTTTGATCAGATAAGCCTGATAGTCTCTTTCTTTCATAAAAAAATAAAGAGCATGTATTCGCAACAATTACGACAGCAAATACATGACGACAAAACGTCGTATTCTATTCCTCTCCATTAGATACCATGTTTTTTTTGCGACACCATATAAGGCGAAATATAATTGCTCAGGGTTACCTGAAATTCCGGTTCGTCTTTATGGCTGCACAGCATCTTCCGGTAATCCCTGAGCGCGCTGAAAAATGTTTTGTATTTGCATCGCCCGACAAAGATTTTATTGTCATAGCATTCGACAATAAAAGCGTGTTCTTTTCTCAAATATCATTTCACCTCCTCTGCATACAGGCTTTCATTAAAGTTCCGCTTTTCCCGGATGGCTTTCCGGATGGCCAGATCAATGCCGGACCTGGAAAGCAGATGATAGTAATATAAATCCTCGAACGGCGTATTCAATCGGTCAATGCGTCCGGCGGCCTGGGCCATAATTTTGTAGCTGTAATTCTGGCTGTAAAATATAATAGTATCAGTTTCAGTACAGTTCCAGCCTTCGGCTCCGGCAGTATACTGAACAAGATAGATCCATCGGTCCCCGGATGGAATCGGCTCATGATTTTGACCGTTCCATTCGGCATAAACATAGCCGGCAGATTTGGCCATAACTCGCAAAGCGGCCAATTCATAATTGAAGTTGTAGAATATAATACTCCTTGGGTGACGCCCGATAAGCTCCCGGACTTCATCCATTCTTCTTTCATCTTCATTGGCAATTCTACGCAAGACATAGCAAAGCCCTCCCGCATCCTTGATCGGTTCATTCTTGAAAATATCCCATCGGGTCCTGGCTACCAACTTCATCAGGTCCTGGTTGTGCGGAACGTAAATCGTTTCATCGTGGGGAATCGTCTTTTTCTGATAGTGCATCTGCACCACAATATCATTTCGATGCCGGATCAGTTTGCCGGGGTTCACATACCGGTCGATTTTCGGGTACTTGGAAAAACGGCTGTAGATCACATGCTGATCGACAAAATCTGTTTTGTTCCGGTAAAAGCCATTGGCGATGAATACCGGAATATAATCTGTCCAGGTGTCGCCTGGGGTGGCGGTCAGCAATATCCAGCGGTTCTTCTTTGCGATCTTGAGAAACGCCTTTACCCAGGCGCCGTAGCCTACCACCCGCTGCTCGTCAAAAATAAAGAACCCATGGTCGACATCCGTATACTTGCCAACATTGTTCCAGCTGTCCACCGTAAGGGAAAGGGAGAAGGGCATTGCTTCCTTCTCCCAATCCTTGGTATCCCGTTTCCGGGCGGTGGTGATCACATACAACGGCTGGCCGGTTTCTTTCAGAATATAATAGGCCAGCGCGGTCCTGCTTTTGCCGGTGCCGACGCCGCCCACCAGCAGGCAGCCGTTTTTCATCTGTTCAATTGCCTTCTGCTGGTGAGGGTACAACAGATCAGAAACTTGATCAGATTTCATCGTAAACTACTTCTTTGAGTGTTACTTCTAATTCTCTCAGAATCGGCTTGGTTCCGGTTCGGTCACCTTTTGTCCAATTATACGGCCGGACTACAACCCTGGCGGTCTCAATGTCCGATACGTCAAGAATGGACATGTTGCTTTCATCCAATTCAGTCACGTTACCGCCCGCATTCAAAGTAATTTTTGTCGGGAAACGAGGATTATTAGGCCAAATGGCCACAGTGAACAGCCCCATAGGCTCGTCGTCTTCCTGCCTCGGGCCACGCCACTTTACCGGCCAGCCAAGCGACTCGACATGACGACCTGTGGCTTCGTCAAACAAGATCGTGAAAGA